ATTTACTCACTTGATTAACCAAATGAGTATCCACAGAATCAATTAAATCTAACTGTTCCTGTAAATCTTCTAATCCACCAAGAGTCATATCTCGGTGGAAAATCTGTTTAAATTGTTTTGATATTTCTTTAGTAAAAGTTGAGTTAGCTGGTATTCTCATTATGCTCTCTCCTTATTCTTAACCCATAATTTAGCTTCTTTTTCAGAGTCACAAACTTCAACATTAACTCTACCACAAACTTTATGGTTTTCAGTTATTAACCAAGTATCTTCTCTTAATTTACATATATCATATTTACTCATACTCTCTCCTTTTTTAGTGTTAGTTTTATTTAACATACGAATAATCTATAAAATTAAGGTTGCATTGTAAATAGCTAAAAAATGGCTATTTTACTAGGTTTTTTAACATTATTAACTACTGCAATTAGAATTATCTTGAAATTAACAAATCAATTTTATAGAAACGAATCAATTTTAGTTATGAAAAATAAATATTTAAGTTATAAGAGAGATGTCAGAGATGACAAAAAGTATTTATTATTTTCATATCATACTTTTAATTGTGTTGGGTTTGGTCTCTCTCTCCAAGCCCAGCACCTAACAGAGAGAAAACGAGATGCAAAAACAATTAGATATATTTGATACTGATTACGAGTCAGCAAATTATACAAAAACAAGCCAAGACGCACTAGCCACAATCAAGCCAAAGATTAAGACTAAAAGAGAACAAGTCTATGATCTTATAAAACTAAACGCACTAACTAATTATGAAATATCAGATGAACTAGAGATACCTTTATCAAGTGTATGTGCTAGAGTCCGAGAACTACAAGTTTTAAATCTTGTAGAAGATAGTGGTAAAAGACGAGAAACTAAATATGGCAAACAAGCGATAGTATGGCAACCAAAGTAGATAAAGATAGATTAGATAAAATTTCACAAATGGGTTGTTTCTGTTGTGGCAGACCAGCAGAGGTTCATCATATAAGATCACATACAGGATTATCTTTAAGACCAGATCATCAACAAACAATACCTTTGTGTCCGACTCATCACAGAACTGGTAAAGACTCAATTCATTTAGGTAAAAATCTATTTATAGAAAAATATGGAACTGAACAATCAATACTAATTAAAATTAACAAGCATTTAGAACTTATGGAAGATGCTTATAACTTATTTGGAGATAAATAATGGCTGAAATGAAAGAAGAACACTTTGAGGTAGTATCTAGCAATAAAGCAAGAGAATACGAAAAAACTAAAAAAACATTAAACATAATTAGAACACTATTAAATAGATACTCCAAAAGACAATTAATTGAGATGATTGAGAAAGAGAGTAATGGCTAAACGATCTGGTTATTTTTTAGTTTATAGAGATATTTGGCGATCTCCTGTATTTAAGAATTTATTACAATGTAGCTGCTGGATATATTTTATATCATCTGCATCACACCAAGATAAGACTCTAAAATTTTTAGGTAATGATATATTTGTTCGTAGAGGAGAGATGATTATGCCTTTACGAGTAACTGCTAAAAGATTCGGAATGACATATTCTGAAATGCGATCTTTTATACTACGTATGGTACGAAGAAAAATGATAACCACTAGAACAGCCCAGTTACAGCCCAGTAAAAACCACTTAAACAGAAAAGTAACTCTAATAAGCCTTGTTAATTATGATAAATATCAGTACGTAGATTCAGAACAACCACTTACAGACCACTTACAGCAACAAGTACTAATAAACAATACTAATACACATATACTAAATACTAGGTCAAGCAAAGATAAGGGTTTTAATAATGGCTATAAGTCTATCGGAGATTGGGGAGAATATACTATCCTGTTGAAAGACAATAAGAAATACCTAAAACATAAATGGAAAAACGAGCCTATAAAGGATTATGAATGATAGGTTTGCTGCGTATTTTTAAGTATGTTAGAAAAAGATTGATTATTCTCTCTATTGAAAATAAAAGGTTAAAAGTGCAACTAGAATTTTATAAAGCAATAGTAGAATCAGATAATCATAAGAAACACTAATGGTAAAAAAGAAGTCTAAATTTCGCCACATTTCAATATCCAATAAAAAATATTACTTCTATGAGATAAAATGGATAGATGTCATTGGAGATAGTGGTCATGCTTCAGAAAAAGAGTTTATGGCTATGAAACCAGCTTATATGACGACTAATGCCTATCTATTTAAGAAAGATAGAAAGTTTGTTTTTACATTTGCTAGTTATGATGAAGAAACATTTAGCGACAGGAATCTTATACCTATGGGATTGATATTATCTATGAAAAAGGTAGAAATATAGGAATATGAAAAGCGACAAAATTAAGACAAAAGACACAATTAAGACTCAATCTATTGGACGACCCAAGAAACAATTAGATAAAGATGTTATAGCAAAATTAAGTCAGATAGGCTGCACACAAGAAGAAATAGGTTCATGTGTTGGAATATCTGCTAGAACACTACAAAGACGATATGCCGATTTAGTAAAAGAAAATAAAAACATTGGAAAAGCTAGTTTAAGAAAAAAACTTTGGGAAAAAGCACTTAAAGGTAACGATAAACTTCTTATCTGGTTATCTAAAAACGAACTTAACATGGTGGACAAAGTACACACTACATCTACTGTTGAACCACTACCATTAATTATAGATGCAAAAGCTGAAGAAATAGATGGCGAAGAAAAAAGGTAATGTATTTGGCACAGTTGTTGTCTATGAAAAGAAACACAAAAGAACCTCAATAGGTGGTGGTAGAGTTAAGATGTCATCTATGAATAAACACAAAAAACGAACATATAAAAAATATAATCAACAAGGGAGATAATATGCCAGAGCCAATAGGAGAAAATACATTTTTAAAATTAAGAGAACAAAGAGATCAAGCTAGATTAGAGTGCGATCAAGTCAAGATTCAAAGAGATATAGCTTTACGAAAATTAAACAAAGCATTAAACATAGCAAAAGATTTAAGAAAGCTAATAGAAAATGGAAAAGAAACGTAGTAGCTTCTATAAAAATGGAGAGTTTATTCCATACCAAATGCCACAAGATTTTAGACCATCACAAGGTAGAGGCAGCTGTGGTAACTGTGGACTCTTTTCTAATAAACATGGTTTCTGTGGAGTCTGGAGAACTAAAGGAGTAAAAGATACTTATGTTTGTAATAAGTGGCGACAAAGACATTTTAAAAGATAATGTGTAAATATCTAATATTATTACTGTTAAGTTTTGAGGGAGAAGTAATCAAAGAAAGATTAGAATTTACTAGACCAATGGACGTTTACGATTGCATGGACTTTGGTAATGACCATAGAGAACAGATAGCAACTTATGATAGCGATAAAAATGCTTGGTTCTTAAATGATGGTCGTGGTACTTTTCAAGGTTTTATTTGTGAGTAATATATGATATTTAATTTCTCATGGCTAAATATAAAGGTAGAACTGTTAGACTAAATAAACCATCTCGTGGAGATGTAAAAAAATTTAAAGTATTTGTAAGAAATAAATCAACAGGCAGAGTTCAAAAAGTTAATTTTGGTAGCAAAACAATGACTATCAAAAAGAATATACCAGCTAGACAGAGAAGTTTTTTTGCTAGATTTAGACCAATACTCGCTAAAGTAAAAGGTCAAAAAAATTTATCTCCAGCATATTGGGCTATTCAATCTTGGAAAAAAGGTTTTAGAATATGATAGATAAATTTTGTTATTTAGTATTTGGAACATTAGACAAGTGGTGTGCTTGGGTAGATAGTATGTTTTTAGAAAAACCTAAAAAGAAAAGGAAGAAGAAATGAAACCAACTAAAATCAGAGAAGATAGTGGAATCGATTTAAGTTTAAAAAATTTAATTAGTATAATTATAGTAAGTTCTTTAGCTGTTTATAGTTATTTTGGTATTATCGAAACTATTAATAAACATTCAACAACTTTAGAATTAATGGAAAAAGACTTAAATCAAAATACAGAATTTAGAATTAAATATCCAAGAGGAGAACTAGGTCAATCAAGTGGGGAAGCAGAATTATTTATGTTAGTAGAACACATGAGTGGCTTAATTGAGTCTATGGAAGAAGAATTAAAAAATATGAGAAATAATAAAGTTAATATTGATTTCTTAAAAGAACAAGTTTCAAAACTACAAACTGATGTAGAAAAATTAATTAGAAATGGGAGTAGTCACTAATGATAGAAGTTGTTTTTGCTCTTTTACTTTTACAAGACCATAAAATTGTAGAGCATAGGTATCATGAAAGTTTATCAAATTGTTTAAAAGCAAAAAGATATGCTATGAAAGATAGAAGCAGTAAAGACAGAGTTGTTTTTAAATGTATTCAATCAAAAGCTAATATAGAAATTTATATGGGAGAAAAAAAGATAACATCTTTAATTTTAGAATAATATGATTGACGAAGATAGGACATACGAGAACGAAGTGAGATTTATAAATGATAGATTGGGTGTTAAAAACAATAGAGAAGATAACAAGGGCAATATTCCATTGGACTTGGCGAGTTCAAACACACCGAAAATACAAAAGGAAAAAGTAGATGGAATATGTCTTAACGATGATAATGTGTGCATTTGTAGAGGGTAAAACTACTTGTATGCCACCACACCAATTTGAAGAAACATATATTGATGGTTATAGTTGTATGCTTTCAGGTTATACAAAGTCATATGATAAGATTGTTGAATTAGGCAGAGACGATGTTAATAAATACAATATCTATATAAAGTTTGGATGTAATGAAAATCACACTAACAAAACCACAACATCTTATATCGTCATCCAATAAAAGATTTAGAGTATTAATATCCGGTAGAAGATTTGGTAAAACATATCTTGCTATAACTGAGATGATGAAATACGCATCAAGACCAAATCAAAGAATATGGTATGTAGCACCAACACTAAAGATGGCAAAAGACATTTGCTGGAGTCAATTAAAAGAAGTTCTTAATCAGTTTAATTGGATAGAAGATATAAACGAAACTACACTTACAATAACCATAAGAAAAACTAATAGTACAATAAGTTTAAAATCTAGTGATGCTCCTGATTCACTTAGAGGTACAGGATTAAACTTTTTAATATTAGACGAGTTTAGTGACATAGATAAAAGAACTTGGTTTGAAGTATTAAGAGCATCAGTATCAGATACATTGGGTCATGTTCTTATGTGTGGTACTCCAAAAGGTTATGGAAATTGGACATACGAAATGTTCCTGAAAGGAAAGCAAGACCCTGAGTGGGATAGCTTTCAATTTACTACTTTACAAGGTGGGATGGTCACTCCAAATGAGATAGAACAGGCTAGACAAGACTTAGATCAAAGAACATTTAGACAAGAGTTTGAGGGTACATTTGAAAATTATGCTGGTGCAATCTATTATAACTTTCATCCTGTTGAGTCTGTTATTGAAAAACAATTAGATTATACAAAGCCTTTACATATTGGTATGGACTTTAACGTCAATCCCATGTCATGTTGCGTAGCACAAATAGAAAAAGATAAGATATACATAGTTGATGAGATAGTCATTTATTCAAGTAATACTGATGAAATGGTGCAAGAAATAAGAGATAGATATGGAAGTAAGATGCACATAACTATCTATCCTGACCCAGCTTCAAGACAAAGAAAAACAAGTGCTGGTGGGAGAACTGATTTATCAATATTACAGAATGGTGGCTTTCATGTTAAAGTAAAAAATAGACATCCAGCAGTAAGAGATAGAATCAATGCTGTAAATTCTAAACTCAAAGATACTAATGGAAATAGATATATTTTTGTTTCCAAATCTTGCAAAACATTGATAAAAGGATTACAAAGACAAACATACAAGGAAGATACAAA